CTATTAATGTATTACTATTATTATTAACAGTAATAGCCCCACTAGTTTGATTATTATTAAATGAAAAAGATGTTCCTTTTGCTAGTGTAGTTGCATCAGGTAGTTTTATTGTTTGTCCACCTGATCCTGTTATTACATAATTTGGAACAGAAGCTTTTGTTAATACAATTTGAGTTCCTGATGCAGCAGTATTTGAAAAACCTGTAATTAATGAATTAGCTGTTATATTATTATCATCATCTAATGTAGCACCTGAGTTTTGTATAAGCTTGCCTGTAGTGGTATCAAATCTTACAATAGCATTATCTGTAGCTGAAGATGGTCCCACTACATCTCCTACACTCCAACTTCTATCAGCTGTAAGATCATGGCTAGTGCCATTAATTGTTAATGTTCTAGCATTTGTTACAGGTGTATACCCAAGAGCTGTTGTAACATCAGATGATGTTATACTTGTAAGATATATATTAGTATCAAGAGCAAAAGTACCAGCAGCTGTCATCTTTACAAATGGTGTTCCTGTAGTCCAAGAAGGATAATTTAGAGCACCCCATGTTCCAACAGTTGGTATAGATGGAAATGTCTGCCAAGTTTTATCACCTCTCCAATATTGTCCAGTAGTTCCTGCTGTTATACCAGGTTCTTTAGCATTCCATGTAGAAGCTGAAGCTATTCTTCCATCAGCAAGTGTACCTGCCCATGTTATAACATGAGCTGTTCCTGAGGATACTATTGTGACATTGGTGTCATCAGTAAATGTCTGTGTTGCTCCAGTTAATGTATTAAGAGATGTTATACCTCCTGTAGGAATAGCTTGTCTGCTAAGAACTCCACTGACGTCAGCCACTACCATTTCTGTCCCTGTTCCTGTTAATGTAGATATTGTTGTATTAGCACTTGATGTATTAACTTTTATAAAGCTAGTTGTATCTCCTAAATAGTACTGATCACTTGAAAAATCTAAGTATATACCCTTAGCACTGCCTCCTGTAGATGTTGAAATAACACTATTACCATCATCAATAAAAATAAAGTTTCCTTTATATATGTTTTGATAATCTCCAAGATAATAAGCATTAAGAGCATAATCTAATTTAAAACCTGTATAATTACCTTGATTTTTTGTTCTGACTTCATTTTGTGTTACCTGCAATGCTGTACCAAATTTATCATTTGTCCAATCTCCTAATAAACTTTCTTGTGTAGCATTGCTACCATCAAAAAATACTTTTAATCCATATGGTATTCCTGCTGCAGCATTCAACAAATAAGTATTATTTGCAAAATCTAAACTTAATCCTATATCGTTACTTAAATACTTTGTTTTTAAAACACTACCTACTGTATCATTAATCAAATAACTATCTGCAAATGTTCCTGCATTGTTATAAGGGATATATGTAGATGTTGGATTTACACTAGCTTTACCATTAAAAGTTGTCCAATCTGTAGAAAATAGGTAACCATCTTGTGATCCACTAGCTTGTTGAATAGTTATATTAGGAGTGGCTCCTCCTGAAGAGAACAATGGTGTAGATGCTGTTACATCTGTTACTGTACCTGTTCCTACAGGAATAGTTACGTTCCCATCTGCTCCTGCTGGTTGTCCATTTACAGATAAAGCAAATGTACCTGAAGCTAATGGTAATGTATTAGTATAATCTGTATTTATATTAAGTGGAGAAGCAATTATATTTTTAAAATAACCATCTCTTTTAAATGTTATACCAGATGGTCTTGCATCTACATAGTTATCAAAAGAATTTCCTTCTTGCCATCCAAAGTTAAAATATGGCTCACCACTACCAATATATAATTCCGATTTCCAAAATGGTTTATCTAAATTATAAGCATTAAATACTTTTGTTTCATCTGCTCCTATAGTTTCATTTAATGTTATTGCAAAATTATTTCCAGTATTAATTTCAGTTCTACCAGCTGTTAGTACCTGTTGAAGATTAGGAGTTACAACAGAAGGTAAAGTTCCTAATGTTAAATAACCAGCTGGATTAGTAGATAGAGGATAGTATAAAAGATCAGCAGCTGTCTGTGTAAGATAACTTGATAAATCAGAAGTTAATGCAAATGTTCCACTTTGACTAGGATAAGTTAAGTTAAAATTACCTAAAGCATTTCCAATATAAATTTGATTTGTATAATAAGCAGCAGTTAAAAGAGGATTACCAAAATCTTGAAGTACTATTACATTAGTATTAAATGAAGCAGATACACTATTTACATAATCAAATATACGAATGCCTGGATTAGGACTATATAGTCCTGAATTATCTAATACAATTCTACCAGTCGCATTATATGATTCTATTGAATTAGTTGTAGTATTCCCTACATCAGTAACTTGTTGCAAGTTTTGACTTCCTCCACCACCTGCTGATGCCCACTGTACACCATCCCAAAAGAATGGTGATAGCAAGTCTGTATCATAAACTTCTAATCCTATATCTGCTGTTGTAAGAGTTGCTCCAAAGACTATTCTTGCTCCTGTAGAAATATTATGCACCCTGCTATTAAATAGCTGGTTTTTATTTAAGTCTATGTCGTGATAGTATTCTTTTTGAGACATCTATAAATCAGTTAAGATAGGTAGGCATACCCAGTGACAGTAGCACTAAATGATATATCTAGTGTATTATTATCTATATGTGTAACCACTCCTGCTATTTCATTACCAGTAAGATCCGTAGTAATTACATTTGGAGGATACCCTAAACTATGTGTAATATGCCATAGAGGACTTCCTGGTAAATCTTGTTTATATGTATAAGCTCCAACAATACCTGTAGTATTATGAATACTGTTATCAATAATAATTTCAGGGTTTACATTAATTCTAGTAAGGCATCCACCAGCATTTACTTCTATAACATTCTGATGAGTACCACCATAAGTATATACCATTGATGCTTGATTAGGTGTGCGAGGCTCTACTTCACAATGAGTGGTATGATGCATATCTTCATACTCTACACTAAAAGGTTTCCAGGTAGAATAATTAAACACTACTCTTTCAGATAAAGCACCATAATCTAAATCTTCCTGCCATTTAGTTAATTCATATCTCATAGTAAGAAGATCAAGACTTATATCATCGCAGCAAGATCCTATACCATATTTTAAACTACGATATTCAGTCATTATACCATCTGCAAATGAGCAATAGTTCTTTGTTTTCTTACTAAGATAATCTTTCATCGTGTATTATTTTTCTGTTTTAGTTTAGCTTCATATGCAGCAAGACAACTTGAGCACACTTGTTTACCATCACTAGCAGTTCTTCTTTGACATCCACAGCTCATAGCTGTATTACAGTTAGGGCAATTCATATATTTGGTTTTTGGTTAATTAACATTTAACACAGTCCATCTTCATTAAACGCTTTTGAGCATATTGTAAAAGTTCCATAGCTTCATGATTCTCATGACATTCCTCTACTTTAGCTTTAGCTGCATCTATAAAAGATTTAATAAGTCTAAGTTCTTTTAGTTGATTTTTTACTTGAGGTGCTGGTTCACAAGCTGCCATTTCAAGATCACCTAATTTTTGATGGTATCTATTAATAAATTGTGTCACTCTTAAATGATTGTATTCTACATATACTCTATCATTTGGACTCACTGAATATCTCACTACATAAATACCATCAGGAATAACTTCAGATGTATCACCACACCCTGAGGTTTGTATACCTAAAGAGCAAGCATTAAGTACTAAATTAAAATTAGGAAGAACATCTATACTAATAGGAGAGTTAAATCCTGGAACAGTGATTTGTAGTGTACCACAAGTGACTGGTAACATATCAGTGTATATAGATGTATCAAACACCCTAAAAACTCTAGGGTTGTTAGTATGGGGTATATCAATAAATAATTGATGTGAATATCCTGACATAGTTATAAGTTTAAATAGGGGTATACTTCAATATTAATATACTAAATTTTAGCGACCTCTCCAAAAGAAAAAAGGGAGGGACATGTAGTCCACTCCCTTAGTTTCATAGGTTAGTAAGTATTAGTAAGGTTCAATAACTACACCATTACCAGCTGACACTAACGCAGCAGTAATAGCTGTTGTTAGTGTGGTATATGCAGTTGTATCAGGAACCCAGATGGTCAATAAATATTGATCATTGTCAAAAGTACCTGAAGGATTATTAAGACGTGGAACACTGTGCAAAAGATTAACTGATTTCCACAAATCTGTAGAAGTCAAGTTAAAGTTTCTGATAGCATCAGGAACCTCAATCTCTCTCATCCTTAATGAATCTGTAAAGTTACCATCAGGGAATGCTTCTTGACGATATCTGTTAGAAAGAATCAAATCACGCAAAACTGTTTGACCAAAACCTACTGCTTGTGCAGGAGCTGTCAACTCATTGATAAATTGACTTTGACCTGACGCAACATACCCTGAAGTATTACCTGAAGGTTTGATAGCACATGGTTCACCAGTCTCATCTGTTACAGATGCAAGAATCATCAAAGGTTGTAACTCATAATGATCAGTTACACGGAAAGTACAGTTACCAAACTTAGTATCTTCATAAGCAACTGTCAAAGTCATACCAGCAACAACTGCAGCAGGAGTAACAATATCACATACATAAGCACTACCAAGACCAGCTTCTGCATCAGCAGCAGAGTATACTTGCAATGGAGTACCGCCATCATTGATAAATACAGCAGGTTGAATAAACTGACTAAGGATTGGATTGATTTTAATTCTATCACTCCATCCTAAAAGAACACAAGCTGCATCTACTGGATCTCCAGTACAAGTAGCAGAACAATCATCAGTGCAACATCCTGAGAATACATCTACAGTGTTGTATACATTGTGACTTAAAAAACGCAATGCAGGAGAACCTTTAAGGTCTACACGCAAGCGATAGGTTTTTCCACACTCAAATAGAAAACCTGGATCACCATCAACAAGATCCCATCCTATAGAAATCACTTGCTGTACAGGAGCATGTGCTGCTACAGTAAAAGCTCTAGTGATGTACTTTGGATTGATCATTTTTGATTTTACAGACTCAGTGTAACCTCCATGATAAGGTCCAATTTTGTCATTGGTAAACAATGATCCTTGAGCAAAAATGAAAGGCTTGTGATTAGTAGCAGATGCTAAATCTATAGCTGCATACGTTTTTGCATCAAAAAAACCAATTTGACCTGGAGTCAAACTTGCTGTGGTACCTGTAGTAACTAAGTCTACTAGGTTACCTGATTTAGTCGCTGCCAAGAACGACTTCTTAAAGGCATGATTAAAATACATAGTAATTGTAATTTAAGGGTTATAAATAAAAAAAATTATTTTAAGAAGAGAAGTTTATACTTCACTCCATCTATACTACTTTTAACTGTGTCAAGATCATTTACAATATTGCTGTAAGGCATGATTGCTTGTAAAGAATCTACTTGTGAAGATAACTCTCTTAAATAACTAAGAGCTTCTTCTACACTATTTAAAGTTCTAGGCATTGTGTTAGGAAGATCTAATATCTTCTCAGCAGCACCTTGAAATCCTTCTATAAGATCATCAGCATGACCTGGCATAGCATCATAAATCTCATTAAGAGCTTTATGTCCAGCATAAGATCCTAATCCTGTAATCTTAAGATGCAGCTTATGAAAACTTGTTGCAGCATTCATAAGCTCATTACCTAAAGCTGCAGTTTGTGCACAACATGCACAAGACTCACTAGAACTTGAAGACATACTCATACTCATTGATGGTGAGCTAAATACTGAGGGTCTTGATAATTTTTGTATCATTAGTTAGATTTTTGTGCATTTTGTGAAGCCCTTTGATATTGAGTTATGCTCTCTATATCTCCTGCTATAATTGCTACTGCCTCATCTATCATCAGTTCTGTAACATCATCATTAAACTCACAATCTTGATTTGCACTAGATAGTCCAGTTGATGGATTGATACAATTATCAAAGGTTATCTCTAATGGTTTTCTATAATAAGATAGAGTGGATTGTTCCACGTGAAACTTACCATTAGTATAAATCTTTAAATGATCTGTGTCCATTGTAGCAAATGTTTCACTCCAAATAAAATCTGGACCTTTATATGCATCGTCTATAATAACATCAGCATTTGCTTCTTCTGCAAGATACACTGTCATTATTCTACCAGAGCATACATCATCATTTGCTAAAGCAGATACTTTTATATAATAAGAGTAGTCTGCTGGAAGATGTTCAGTTTCAAAGAACAATGGTTTATTTGTGCCTTTTAAATCTTTCACTGTAATAAACCTTTGTAAATCATCTATTGTTGCTATAGACTGTTCAGCACCTTCCTTCTTTAAGTTGATACCATGAACTTGTCTTCTAAACCATTCTCTCTGGGCTTTATTAAAAGCTTCAGCTATTTGCCAGCATTCTATGTTGTCATAGTCAAAACTAGCTAACTTATTAAGTCTTTGCTGAAACTTTATCCTTAAGAGATTATTATTCATATTAACATTTCCATTTTCTAAGACTCTTACTTATTTAGCTTTTTTAGAGCTATCAACTTTACAACTATCTGTTTTTACACATGTAGAATCACATTTAGTTGACTTTTCAGATGATGCTGAACCACATGCTGTTAACACACTAACTACACATAAAACCAAAATTACTTTTTTCATATATTTATATTATTTATTCCAAGTTTTTTCAACCTTATTTTGAACATCAACTAAAATCTGCTCATTTAGAGGATTTTTAAAGAACTCTGCTACATCACTAGGTGTTTTACCTAAAATTGTAGTGCTTTCCATATGATATATAAATCCATCTCCTCTTGTTGCTATCACCTTATGAAAACTTGCATCTTTTACAAGAGCTCTTATTTTAAGAGTTTCCATATCAAGTGATGTTACTTCTAAGAATCTTTCAGCAGTTTTCTTTTTATTAGTATCCACTGTTTCTCCATTGATGTATTTATCCATGTTATCATACATAACATCAGTAGGAGTAGACTTCTTATACTGAGTACTATTCATATCTATCACTTTTGATACATAGAATAACTTATTAGTGTTCTTGTCAAATAACTTTTGAAGTTCTGCAAGAGCCTTATTTCTAAGTTTCTTAACTTCTGTTTTAGTAGAGATGGTTTCCTCTAATTTATCTAGGTAAAACTTAGGAGGTACAGGCATTTGTCTTGCATCCTCAAAAGACTTAGCTACTATTGAAAAACCACCAGCTTCTATTGCTATTAACTTAATAAGATCATAAGGATCTTTATCAGGCTCTAAGAATAATGGTTCATTGCTACAAGCTATTTTAATCCTTCCCCAGAACTCATCATTGTCTGGTTTAAGTAATCTCACCTTATTCCAAAACTCTTTATCTTCAGGATCTATTACATTAGCTGCAAGTTCTTTCTCAAGCTGAGCTATTATGATTCTGATTTGTTTAATCTTTGCAGATGCCTCATCAGGATCCATGTTTTTAATGTCAGGAGAAAACTCATTAAGTCCTGTAACATACCTTTTGATACCATTCATTTCTAGACAAGCTATTTGTTCCTCATGAAAAGCACCATCAAAGAGCGATAAACCATATTTTTCTAAACCCATGTTGTCCTTTGCAGGTTCAAAAAAAGGTCTGATTGCAATACTAGATCTTTTGTTTTGTGGATATTTTTCCACAATAGTTAAACTACTCATAATTGGTTGTTGGTTTTTAATAAGTGGGTTAAGTTAATCTCAACCCTTTGAGCCTGTTGAAGGTTGCAAGTCTTCTAAAGTATGCATACAACAGGCTAAATATTTATTTTTTCTTTCCCTTACCTGCTACAGCTGTAGAAGATGTAGTAGCTTTAGGGTTAAGACCTACTTTAGTTCCTTTAGAACCAGCAACACTAATTGCTTTACTTGGTGCTGATGATTTACTTGTTTTTGGATTACCTGCCATTTTATGTTTATTTTAATTGGTTACTAAATTATAAAAAGACCCAGGTGCAGTTCTTATGGTATGCACCTGAGTACTGTTTTAATATTAGAATGATCCACCAGTTATTGGATTTCTCATAACAATCTTCAAAACCTTAGTTGGATCTTTAACCCAAATAGCAGGCATTGTTTGTGTCATGAATACACGGTAACCATTGAAGTTTCCAGAAGACTGGAACCCTTGAGTACGACCCATGTAATCCATAGTACCATTTTGATAGAACCATTTCAATTGATTATCCCAACCTAATTTCAACAAGAAGATGTTGTCATTAGTGTTATCTGTGATATCAAAGATAATGAAATTATATGAAGATAATGGGAAACCATCTATAATTGGGTTCTCAATATCATTAGTGTGAACATTATCAAATGCTGGGTTAAGAACAAACTGAACATTAGCTAAGAAAGGAATTACATAACTAGTGTAAGCATACCCAAAGTTAAGATCCATTCCAGAACCAGTGATAGCACCAATCTCAGAAGCATTGATAATTAGACCAGAGTTAACAGCATCTTTTTTGATTGCTTCATTAACCATCTTCATTCCGCCCATACCAGTTTGTACAACTAGTTTACGCTTAGGATCAGGTCCTTTAAATTCCACACGACCATTAAAGAAGTTAAATATTTCTGATTTAAACAAGTCAAGATTGAAACTAGACTTATTGTAGATACGCTTGTAAGAGTTGTCAAGTTGTTTCCAAAGACCTACAGATAATCTCAAATCATCTGGACCATCTTGTTTAACACGACCACCATGACCCCACATCAAGTATGTTTCAATATCAGTAGCAATCTTAGTAAGGTGAGCAGCCTCTAAAGTAGTTAAGAAAGTACGAGTTAAAGTACCACCTTGGATAGCTTTTTTAACATACTCTTTACCCATTTTAGCAGCAAGACCTTCTAAACTAGCAACTGAAGGATCATTATTTTTATCAAAGTTTCTCCAGATTTCTGTAACAGGTACAGAACCATCATTCTTAAGACCACCTTTCATCATAAGATCAGCACGAGAAGATACTGAATAGTGTACGTGAGCTTCTGCTCCTCCTACAAAGTTGTAGAACTCACGGAAACCAGCACCATATGCACCAATATCTGAGAATCTTTCTCCATATTCACCTCTAGCAGAACCTTTACGGAAGAACTTAGTACCCATCTTAAGATACTTATCTCCATCTAACCATTTAGTGTTGTCATTGTTTACTAATTGTACTGTATAGATAACACCATCTCCCAAAGGAATGATATCTTCTGTAGGTACAATGTACATTTCCACACCGTTATATTTGTCATAAGTGATGATATCACCATGTCCAAATGTACGTTTGTTTAACTTAATCTTAAATGTAGTACCATCTACTCCAAGGTGAACACCTGAACCTTCAATATTTTCCACAATGTATGGAAGATCTTGAGAAACAGGGATTTGCCATTTGTACTCACCACGAGCATTATCTACATTGATTACATTTTTACCACCAAATGATGACATTTGGTATAAAGGCATTTCTACCTTTTGTGCCATTGCCCAAAGATCTACTGGACCCATATCCATAGGTTCAGCACTCTTTAGCATGTTTACTAAGTGGTATGAGTCTACATGAGAACTAGCTTGATAGTTAGTGTCACGCAGGAATATACCATTGTTTAAAACTGGAGTTGCCATAGGATTATTTGTTTTTAATTGTTAATTATCTTTTAAATATATTAGTCTGTCTACTAATCTTTCTTTGTTGTTGTTGTGGTTCTTGATCATCACTTGCAGAGCTTGCTATTTTATTAGACTGCTCAGTTTTTAACTGTCTCACTGTTTGCTCTACTGCTGCATTCTTACCTTGTTTAGTTAAGTTTGAACGGTATGCTTCAGGATCAGATAATAACCAAAGAGCTTCTGCAATTAGTGGATAGTTAGGTTCTACAAACTGATACTTCTCTAAAAGGTGTCCTAATAAATTAGTAGGTTTACCTGATATAGAAGGATACTGAGGTTGAACAAGTCCTGTGTATAAATTAGCTTGAGTTTTTTTATCAAGTTTTATACCATTGACCTCAGCAGATTTAAGTGCATCATAAACATTTCCAACATAAGCATCAGCAGCATGTTGCTGTTGCATTCTCATATCTTCTTGTCTACCTAGTTGTTCTACAACAACCTGCTCTTGCATTGCATCTAACTTTGGTTTAAACTTTTTAGCTTGTTGCTCAAGTTTACCTAAGTCTCTCCATGTAGAAATCTCCTCATCTATTTCACCATCATCTCCAAACCCAGTTGCTCTTAAATAACTTCTTACTATAAAAGCTTGATCATTAGGATCTTCAGGACTCATATCTCTGTATTCTTCTACATGAGCTAATGCTCTAAACAAACCTTTAAGGTCTTGTCCGCCATCTGCTACATATTTAGCTGCATATTGCAACTCTTCTGGTAATGATTCAAAGAACTGTTGAGGTGTTTCTTTCCTAACTGCTTTTTCTCTTTCCTGAAAGTTTGCTTCTAAAAGCTCCTTCCAATCTTTTACTGAGTATTCTTCCATTGACTTTTCATCATCAAATGGAATAAGCAACCCCTCATCCATTAACTTACTCATTGTATCAACCAATGCAGACTTATCTGTTTTTGGTCTACCTCCTGTTGAGGTTTTAACATCTTCTTCATTTGAAGGAAGATCAAAAATATCATTAATCTCTTTCTTATCTACCACTACACTAGGAGCATCTTCATCATCTCCTTCTTTCTTTTCATACACTAGATCTTCTTTAGTTGGATCTAGAAAACTTAAATCCATATTCCCTTTACTAAAGATGTTAGGTTTCTTGTTTAAATCTAAAGGGGCATCTGTTGGTGTTATTACACTATCAGCATCTGGTGCACCTGCAAAAAGAGAATCAACATCGAAATCTATTTGTTGCACAACTGTTTGTGCATTATCTACTTGTGTACTCATATAAGTTGGTTTTGTTCTACATAATTAATATACTAAATATTATCTAATAAATATTAAAAATGTAGCTGTGAAAAATGAAAATTGTTAGTATACAGCTATAAATTAATCTACTCTTTATTTTTTCTTTTTATCTTTAGAAGGTGCATCATACTTATTCTTATTAGTACGAGCAATTTCTAATTGTTTTTCAGCAACAGTATTTCTAGATTGTATCTCTGCTTGTTTTATATTATTCTGTTCTCTAGTTAAACTCACCTTATTTACTTCTTGCTCTCTCTTAAGATTCATTTCATCTTGAAAACCTTGTTGCTTCTGTATTTTTTCCATAGCATCAAGATAATCAGACTGTTCATTTTGATTGATATCAGAGGATGCTCCATAACCAGCACTTCTAATCTGAGCTTCTGTAAGTCTAACTTGTCTATCTCTATCATTTTGTTCAGCTTCAAACTGCATTTGAGCTGCTTGCTCTTGTTGTTTAGCTTGTATCTCTTGCTGTTGCATTTGTTGCTGTTGTTGAGCTTGTTCTTGTCTAGCAGCATTAGACTTCTCTTCTGAAGCTTTAAGAACACTAGTAAGTTCTGCAATACTCTCAGATTTAATAATATTACCTAAATCAAAGATGGATGCACCTGTTGTATTATTATTAAGAGCTAAAGATTTAAGTTGATCAAGAACAGTTCTATGATTACTCTTAGTTGTAGCAAATATGTTTATATCCCTAGCTAGTAAGTCTGTACCATTCATTTCAAAGTTTACCTTCTCATCATTACCTGTAATATATTGTAATCTTAATGAAGGATTTTTAGAATGATAATACTGAGCTAAGTCTGTTCTCATTGTATGCACTCTAGGCATAAGATAGTCACAATGCTGTACAAAGTAATGTTCTGTTTGTGCATAGGATGCTGCAACTGATTGCTCCACCCCTGTAGCAGTTTGCTGACTTGTTTGCTCACCTAATCTTTGTGGAGATATACCAATAGTTTCAAATGCTTGATTCTTAAAGTAGTTACCTAGTTGTATCCTAGACATGAGACGTTGTGTCTGTTCTAGATTAAGCACTTGATAATGTTGGAAGTTAAGAGCATTCTCAGTGTTAGTGATACTAGTGTCCAATGGTAACATCTGAAAGTTCTTCATAGCAACATAGGCTTTAGCCAGATTATTTTTACCCCAGTCTTCTCCCAATGAGTGACGTGGTAAAGCATTCTGGTCTAACATGATAACCGTGCCTAGCTCATCTACGAGAATATCTGCAATCTGGTTATTCACTATATTATAGCCTATTTGATAAGGTTTCATAAGGTCCACCATACTCACTGATCGCGTATTGCGATCAGAGAACACAGATCCTTCTACAGGAAGTTTACATCCATATACTGTTGAGTCTCCTTTAAATTGAAAAGGTAATCTTTGTACATTAATATACATAGGAGCAAGACCACCAGGATTATTCATACCCCAGAAAGATGGTCTGTTAGGTCCCACTTTAATACCTCCCCAAGTTTCATTAATCCATATCCAATCTATATGTTCACCTACTAAAAGATTATCTTTAGTTTTATTTTTTAAAACTTTTGTATCATACTTTGGTTTCTCAGTGACAATATAAGTTTCATCAACTATATCTTGTATAATTTCACCATCTTCAGTTATCTTAATTAGATGCCCCACTTTACGCTGACTCTTCCAATAACATGTTGTAGCTCTCAGCATATGTGTAGGACCATAATCTAAAAAGTCTTCACCCTCTGCTAATATCCATTGTACTATATCTCCATTGTAAGGCATGTTCTCATAACTAGATAGGAACTGTCTATATGCTAATGAAGGTCCTTCTACATTGTATGCATGAGATCTTGTAGCATCATAATATGATCCATCATTCTGTAACCCTCCTAAAGGAAGACCAGCTGATCTTACAGGATAGATTGCTTCTAATGCTTCAAGTTGATCTTGAGTCATCATATATCCATAACTATCTATGATGTCAGCAACAGTAAGAATATCTATTCTTCCCACCCAGTTACCTTGAGATACATATCTTGCACTAGGACTCTTATGATAGAATGTAAGTAGTGGATTCCAAAGTTCTAACTCATAGTCATCCTCATTCATTTTAAAATGCCAGAACTCTCTATCAGTAATAAGCATATCCCTAAATGCCATGTTCTCTAGCTCATACATGTGGAATCTTTCCTCATCTACTTTTTGTTGATGATTAGCCCACTCTTCTATCATTGACCTATAATCTTTCTTAAAGAATTGTTCTATTTCAGGAAGACTTTTTAATTTTTCTGGAGATAGTTCTTGTTTACCTTCCTCAGATTCTGGATCCATGCCCATCTGTTGCATCTTCATCTTCATCTTTTCTTCAGCTGTAGCAAGAAGGGTTTGTTCTATCATTCCTCTCTTTTCGTCTAACATCTCATTATAAGATATATCATCAACAGCTCTAAACATTAATCGTGAAGTTCTTTTAGCAAACTCACCTGTAAGAACATTAATAACATTAGGAATAATAGGATAGAACTTTAATTCTAAAGCAGATGCATCCTCTTTAGTTAAAGTTTCAATAAGATCAGCATATTCATTATCATCTTCTATGATGTAATCATTTCTATCAATAATACCTTTAGCTAATTTATAGTTTTTAAGTAGACGTCTAGAGTTACGTCTAATCTGTTTAATACCCTGCCATTCTAACCAATCCATATTCCATGCTCCCCACTCTCCATCCTTTTCACTTTTAGGTAGAAACTGAATAGGTTGGGTGAGAGTACCCATCTTATTATACTGGGTTTTTTTACCTGCTTTGAGATCAAGAGCGTTATATACTTGCATAATTTACTTAATGAATTGTAAGTGTGTAATCAAAATCTTCTGTAGTGGTAGTAGTCCAAGGATTTATATTTTCTACTTCTTCAGGAATATAATCATCTTCTAAAAGAATAAAAGCTTCATCTAATCCTATACTACCATTCCTGATTAACTTTTCTACTAATTGTTTTTTAATAGAGATTGTTGTACTTAATAATATATTATCTCCTGAAATATTATATTCCATATTTTATCTTAAGTTTTTAAATGGTTGATTAGGTTTAGAAAACTCTTTTCTTAACATAGCAGGTCGCCCCATATGTCTAAAAGGATTCAATTTTAATTTATGACTTTTTTCTGGATTTTCCAATTTTTTGTTGGTGGTCTCTAGTCTCTTCTGCATCCCTCTATTAGATTGCTGCACTTTAGCAAAGGCAACTAAAGAACAGAATGCTACAAGTCTATCCACGTTTAATCCATCTCTATAAGCTTGCATCTCTTTAAGTAGCATAGGATCTGGTATCCTCTCTACACCATAAGTAGTCTTCACTATTGTTCCATCAGGTAGAGTTTCATGATCAAGCTCTTCCATTAAAAACTCAATACCATAGGATAAGATGGTTCCTTTAAAAAGAGTGCCCACATTCTTCCATCCATATTCCTGGAATACATTTCTATTTGCACCTATATCCTTGAGAAACAACATCATATCTTTAGGTACAAGATATCTTTGTTTCTTCTTAGAGATCATATATTGTATAAAGAGAGACACGTTATTCTCCACTACAGTCCATGCATTGTACCATTCTATTAATATCTCAAGTCTTTCATGTGTCTTTTTAATATCATCAAACCTACCACACCAGCTAGCCACTATAGCATCACGCTCAATTGTATTTTTTATATTCCCATCTCCCTCATCTGTAATAACTTCTATTGGACTCTTGTATACATAAATAGAACACAATGAGTCTGATGTAGTTGTTTTACCTTCAGATACAGGATCTATTGAAGCATAGTACATTCCAAATGTAGGATCTTTAATAGGTCTTTCATATATACACAACACTCCTTCTTTATCCTCAGTCTTCTTTGATATAGGAAATTCTGTAATAGGAATCTTTCTAGAATCTTTAGCTACTATTCTTCCTTCCTCATTTCTAGATAGCTCAAGATATTCCACTGAATATTCTTTATCAGCAATCCTTTGTAACTGCTTGGAAACCAGATGACTAGGAAAGACTGATAACTTTCTTGTAGCAAAGGCTTCTTCAATTGTTCTAGGGTGCTGAGATATTTCTAGTTGATATGCTCCTGGGTCAATATCTTTTTTAAGTTTTTCAAATTCACTATCTAAAGCTTCTAAAGCTTCCTCTACTAAAGAATTACCATAGGTATCTATATATGGAGGCATGCTCCATTGTTCTGGAATAAATAGTCCTGTCAGTCCCACTGATCCATCCTTATCTATAAGAGTGGAGGGCACACCATAGAACCCATTCTCTTCTGGGTGAAGTATATAATTTTTAAGAGGTTCACATTGGTCAAGATCACCCACAGATCCTGCTGCTATAAATTGACCTGTAATTATATGACCACTCTTAAGAGCTGGTTTCATATACCCATATGTAGAGTCCATCTTAGGAGCAATCCCTCCCTCTTCATGAAAGAAGTATGTAACTGGTCCACCCACACCATTGGTTGGATCTTTCTCAAATGAGTAGGAATTTATAGAAGACTTAAGTCCTCTGTAAGTATCCCTTCCTCCTATCCTCACTTTAATCTGTTGTTGCCAAGCTCCCACCTTATCTGGTTCAGCTGGTCTATACCAAGCAGTGTGTTCATTCAAGAAGTTCTTATATTCATTAAGAAACTTCCAAGATCCTTTCTCATTTATGTAATCTTTTAGACTAGCTCCTATCTTTAGCACAGCTCCTTCCTCAAACCAATACTGGTTAAGAAGTTTTGCCATATGGAAATAAGAACTAGCTATCTGACGTTTCTTTAGAATAATTACATGTCTGTAATGTAGTTCTGCTAGTATCTCATAGAGAGCCATATGATACTGAGCATCTCTCACCTTAGCAAAGTCAAATCTCTTTTCCTCTTTATCATATATGGGAAGAAAGTTTAACCACATATAATAGTCTCTAGAGAGATACCAAGTTTTATCATTTGATATAACTAATATTCCAGCACGACATTTATTTTTTTGATCATTCCAATAAGCAATAAAATCTTTAGTCTTTATTGGAGCTTCACAATAATACCCTTGCCTTTGAAACTTTCTACCTTCTACATTAAAAATTGTAGTGGATTCATCAAACTCATATAGTCCTGGTTCTTTAAATAGAGGAATGAGAAAGTCTCTCCACTCTTCTCTAGTAGAAAATTCAGATGTGGTCCATGTACCATCCTTATATGTGGGCACTGATATATAACTAGTCAATGCTGAGTTTTTTTTCTATCCCCTTACCATTTGTCTTTTGTATAATTTCTAGAAGAGTTGCATGAGATGAACTTCTAATGATTCCTTCTATACTATAGTTATTCCAATATTGATTATACAACTCTCTTGGAATAGCAGCCCATTGTTCTGTC